CCGCCACTCAGGAAGCTGAACGCGGTGCCCAGGAATCCAGCGGCTGCCTGGCGTAATTGAATCCTGATCAGGTCCGAAACCACGCCGTCGGCAAAGTCCTTGAAGGACAGCTTCCCGGTTTTCACGAAGTTGATAACGGCGTCCTCCATGTTGCCGAACGCCCGTGTAAACAGCTGATTTGTCTGCCCAGCGACGTTGCGCGACTGCTCCAGGTAGGTCTGCATTGCCGAACTCGCGCCAAGCACCCAATCCTGCTCTGCGCTGTCTACGTCGGTGTAATACTGGCGCTGCATGGCCAGGCGGCTTTGAAGCGCTGCGTTCAGTGCGGCCGTCTGCTTGGCGTACAGCTCCGGGGTGATCTTGTCTTCGTTGCGCTGCGCTGCGAGCGCATCAAGTTGCGACTGGTACTGCTCCTGGATTCCGAATTGCTCCTGCAGCCTGGCGCGCTGCTGGTCGCCCATGCCGAGCCCTGAAAGGCTGTTGCTCAGTCCGGTCCGGTCTTTGGCGAGCTGGCTATTCAGGTTCGACTGAAAGGAAAATAGCTTCTGGGTTTCCTCGGTGGCCAGCTTGCGAAGTTCGTTTTCCTTCTCCAGCGCGGCGTTCTGCTTTTGCTGTGCAAGGTTCAGATCGGCCATTGCCAGAACCTGCTTTTGCACGGCAGTGAGCGTCTTTTTCTCCTTAAGCTGGGCGATCTCTGTTTCCAGTTCGACCAGCTTCTTCTGCTCGGCACCGATGGACCTGGTTGTGCCGTCCTGTATCAACAACTCCCGGCTTTGCTGCTGCAGGACCGCATAACGCTGCCTGGCGTCATCGAGTAGCTTCGTGCCGGCGTCCTCCTGGAAGGCCTTCGTCTTGCCGGCGTTCTTGTTGACCGTGGTGCCTTGCTCGATCTGAGACGTTCTTGCATCAACCATTTGCTGGGGAGTCAGGCGAGCCGGAGCGGTCTTTTTGATCGTAGAGCCCCCTGTAAGAAGGGCGGCACCGGTCAGGGCCTGCTGTTTCGTCTGTGGCAGCAAAAGCAGGTTTGTGCCCTTGCTCAGAGTGAGCGCTTTATCTATGACGCGCTGCATCTGGTTTATCTGCTTGTTGGCGCTGGCCTCGGCGGCCTTGGCTGCCTCTTCGTGACTCTTCTTGACCGCGGCGGTTGCGTCCTCTGCTGCCTGCTGCTGGGTGTACAAGGCGACAAGCTGGGCCTTAAGTGCGGCCTGCTGGACCTTGTCCGCCTCCTTGACCGCGCTTTCATACTTTCTCAGAAGGTCGGTTTGCTCGGCCACAATGCTGGATTGAGCGGCCTGCGCCTTGGTCAGCCCCATTTTCTGGGCCAGAAGGGCGGCTTCGGCCTTCGCGTTTGCACCGATCAGGTCGCGTGATTCAGTCAATTTTGCGATGTACTTTTCCCACTCAGCGACTTGCGCCTTCGTCTGAGAGCCTGAACCGCTCTGACTTATCGTGAGATTCCCAGTGCTTTGCGATATTGCCTTCGTGGCCGCATCGACGGTGCCCAGCTTCGTGGCCAGGTCTGCGGCCGAGGCCGTATTCGTCTGTTGCGTCGCGGCCAACTCGGCCAGCTTACGAATGAAATCAGGGGTCGCGTTACTGTTCGTCTGAATCCACTGCGTGACGCTGTCGAGGCTTCGCTTTCCTGATTCGACCTCGGCAATCATGCTGCGGAACTGATCGGCAAACGGCCCGAGGGTGATGCCCCGTTCTACCTTGTAGGCGTAGTCATCAAGGGCAGATGATGCCTTGTCCAACGCTGCTGCCTGCTGGTCTGCCCAGGTGATTTTTTGCAGGCGCTGCTGCTCTGCCGAAAGGGCCTTGTATGCGCTTACCGTCTCGCTCACGGTGGCGTTATGGCTGATCAGTGACTTAGATGCATCGTCAGCTCGATCACCGACGCTCAGAAATGAGTATGCGACTGCGCCGGTCATGGCAATCAAGCCGACAGGCCCGGTCAGAAGCCCCAATAAGCCGCGTCCGGCAGCGCTCGCGACAAGCAGCGCCTTGCTGGCGGTCGTCACTGCCGCTGTGGCTGTCTCTGAGGCTCGTATGGCGGCATTGGCGGCCAAGGTAGTCTCAGCTACCCCCGCTGCTGCTGCAGACCTCACGACGTAGGCCTGCTGGATCTCCGCAGACGCAGCGGTCGTGGTGGCTGCCAACTGGATCTCGGCGGCCTGGATCTGCTTGATGATTTTAATTTCGTCGAGCCGTGCTAAAGCCATTCTGTTGCGTGCTGCAGCTCGACCCTGTTCGGATATCTGGCTCGACAGCCTGGACACTTCAAGCTCGCGCTCAGCAACCAAAACCGCCTGCACAGACCTCATATTATTGAGTTCAGACTCCTGGCGCATCCTGTCTGCAGCTAGTTTTTGTTCTGCTGCTACCAGCTCGGCATTTGCCCGTGCGAGCGTCGCATTTGCGTCGGCCTGCTTTGACTGCGCGCTCAGCACCGCCTGTTTCGCTGACTCTGCCTCAGCCTTGTTTGCGGTCAGCGTTGCAGCGGTAGCGCTGTACAGCGCAGCGGCCTGCTGGATAGACGCCTTGGTCGACAGTGCTAAATTGGCGATGGCCTGGCCCGTAGAGAGAACCAGTCGACCGCCGATAATGTAGGCGAGCGTTTCCGCTGCATTCGACACCCGGGAAAGCATGAGGTAGGTGGCTGACGAATCACTGGTCAGCGCGTCCATGGACTTGGAAGCGGCAACGAATGCAGATGATATGGTTGCGCTGACACCGCTGGCCTGATCCATCTTGCCGACCAGTTGGGTGAACGAGTTGTCCAGCGCGGTAATGCTGTTGCCGATCGTTACGGCAGTCCTGGCGAAAAGCTGGTCGACGGCCTGCTGCTGTGATTGCAGCGCCTTTACAACCGCGTCCGCTGTCAGAAGCCCGGCAGCGCCAAGCGTGCGCAACTCCCCCACAGTCTTTCCCATGCCGGCCGCAATTGCCTGGGCCAATGCAGGGGCCTGCTCCATGACGCTGTTCAGTTCTTCGCCGCGCAGCACGCCTGAAGCGAACGCCTGGCCGAGCTGGACAAGCGCTGCACTGGCTGATGCCGCCGAAGCGCCGGAGATAGCCAGGGTCTTGCTGATGGTTCCGACAACGCCGGCAACGCCTGCTCCGGTCAGTTTCAGCTCTTTCTGATTGGTCGCGATCCGCTGATACAACTCGGCCGTGGCATTGAGCGGCTGATAGGAACTCTGAGAGATATCGAACACAGCCTTTTGTGCCGTGGCCAGCTCACCAGCACCATCGGTCACCAGCTTCATGCGGTTTGTGAGGGTGCTGTAAGCCTCGGCTGCGTCGTAAAACGCTTTCGTGCTGACTGCCGCAACAAGCGGTCCAGCCAGGCCAGCGGCGGCCGATGACAGCGAGCGCACGCGCCTTTCAAGCGCCTGAACTTGGGCACCTGCTGACGCGGAATTGCGACCGGTGTCGCTCACTGCCCTGGAAGCTCCGGACAGTACCGGCCCGCTGCGCAGGCCTGCATCGTTGAGGGCGATCAAGGCGCGGCGAAGATCATCGACCTGCTGCTGTGCGCTACGGCTATCGACCTCAAGCGCTAAGCGGGATGTAAGGGCCATCAGAAGCTCCTGAGCGCGACGTACAGTCCCGCTATGTGTTCTTGCGTAATTAAGCCGCCCGGCGCGTTGGCGACCAGGAAGTAGTCGAAGGATGGGTTGGTTTGCCGGATGTCAGTTTTGAGGTGTTTTGAAAGCATTGGCATAGGCCGTCATGAGCTCGGTGAGCGTCATCTCATGGAGTGGATGCCAACCGACAGCGTCCACTGATAGTTCGCCATGGCTGATGAGCTAAGCCGTGATTGCATGCAGTGTTAACTGCTCCGGATGCTCTTTTTGCTTAAGCATGCACGCCAAGCACCGGCCTGTTTTCAGTCAATGCGATGAGCAAAGCACTCGCCTGAACGTTACCCTGGTCAGCCGCTGAACGAAGACGACTCCAGGCTGCTTTGACTTCTGCACGGGTTGGTTTGGATTGGTGTCCACGCGGCTTACTGGTTGGTGACATGGATTGTTCCTCTGCTGGCTGGCTGAAGCCTTACAGAGTCGACATTAGAGCTAATATGCGCATATAACCAGTATTTTTAGGGTGCACTTAGAGTGATACATAGAACGAGACAGTAATAGACTAAAAGAACCACGGAAAGCGGATGGTCGGTGAAATCTTGAAGGGCGTTTTTGTCCCAGTAAGTCACCGATAGGCAAAGTGATACAGGGGTGAGTTTTCGGCTCAGCGGTTCAGCCTCAGATTGAGTTTGGGCGAGGGCCGCCCTAATGGGAGAGAGTTGTTCCGCGCCACGAAACGACAGTACGTGAAATTGTGGCGCGAGATTCTGTGAGCGCAGCGGCTTGGTGGTTACCGCGGTGGTTACCACCTCTTGTTACCACCTTGGTTACCTCAGTGGTAGCCATTACGCCAAACGTTGACAATTGTTGACATATCGCTCGATCTCATCGCAGGCCAAAGCTACTTTAGGCCTCATTCATGGGGTTGGTTTTCGCAGAACGATCATTCAACCATTGGAAATAGCTGCAAAAGCCTGGATACCAAGCTGGATACCAGTGCGAACTGCTCATTTGAATCTGCACGCGAGCTTCGCATCGACCTCTTGAATGTCAGGTTTTGTCAGGTTCCGCGTGCGGGAAATCGATCTTGACGGACGGTGCTGATCAGGTCTTGGGCGAAGCTGGGTCAACCTGGTGCGACGGAGAGATTTGAGCCGCCGGCTCTCCGCTAACGTTGCCGCGCACGGTGTGCATGTCGCCACATTCCTTGGCGGCCTGCTCCAGCAACTTCGCTGCTTGAGCAAGATGCCCACGCTCCTCAGCATTTTCCACCATTCGCCCGAGCGCACGCAGGCGATAGGCCCGATTCGCTACTGGGACCTCGGCAATAGCTTCGCGAAAGTTTGCCCGGGTATCTTCAAATAATGTGACCCAGCGCTTAGCCAGCCCTTTGCTGGAGCGCTTGGTTGGGTCGTTAATCTCGACCTGCTGGCGGGACACAGTCACCCCGAAGTTAGTCTTTACGGCCTCTGCCACCCGTGAGGGTGTATCGAAGCAGGCCAACGCCTGGACGATAAAGGTTTTGATTTCGGGAGTTATCGCGGCCATAGGGTCGATTCTGTCTAGGTTCTGTCAAGAATTGACCGCATGGTCTCGCAGATCCTCCGCCTCGCGCTATGCCCGTCTTTCACGGTTATCGGATCAGCGCATGTAGAACGGCCAAATGCCGCCAATAGACTTACGGAATCGTAGCGGAATGACAGTGAAGCGCTTGAGTTCACAATGGCTGGTATGTACACGGCAAAACTGAATTCTATACGCGATATCGTGCGGCTTGTGTCTGAGGGGGAGGAGCAGATGCTGGTGCGGGAAGCCGCGCCTGAGCAGAAGGTCAAGAGAAGAGGTCGGTGCTGGTAGCACACGAGCCCGCTCAGTGGCAGGCTCTGACGAGGCTTTAGATTGAAATTACCAACTGCATCCTTTTCTGATATCTGCAAACGCCGCTTCTGCGCCTGAGATGTCAAAGATCGCCGTGACCGGGCTTTCGCTATATGGGGTTACGTTAACGATAAACTTGTCTGACTCCATCATTTCCTTCATAGCCTTGATCGGAGAGCCCGGATAGAAGGTCGAAGTGTTGTCAGTGGATATCTGCCAAGACCTGGTAATGGCCTTGCTTTTGCCTATGCGATAGGTAACGTCTGTGTCGTCAGTACCGATGAATGAAGACCAGTTAACGAAAAGCTCAGTCTTACCGTCGGCGCAGCGTGCAAGCATGACCACGCTTTCTACCGACCTGCCTGTGCCGCCTTCAGACCCTAAAGCCGCCGTGTAAACAGGCTTGTCGTTCAAAGGGTCGGTCTTGGTCGCGGTGTACCACTTCCCCGATCCCTCGGTTTTAGTTGGCGTTGTCTTCTCAGCAAGCCCTGCGTCATCGGCAATTTTGTCGAAGCATGCCAGTCTTTGGACCTCGCCTTTGATCGCTGAGCATGTCGCGATTGATGTATCGCTAATCGCCGCGAGCCCTGGCGCAGATGCCGTCATGGCCGAGATACAAATCAATCCGGTTATCGCCAAATTACACACAGTACAACCCTCCATAGATGAAGGGTGATTCGTATGCGTCCGGCCAAGTCATCTACC